ATAATTGCAAGTTCCATGACAGCACCCGGTGCATCCGTGGCAATCAATCATTGGTCTTAAATCCGTGTCACGATTAGTTTCAGAAATAAATTCAGGATAAAGATTTCTATTTTTTAATAAATACCTAATTAACCGTTGTTCGAAGAACGCTGCCTTTTGTGCATAATGTTCCATTCCGAAAGCTACTTCACGCTGACTTACTGAACTTGAAAAATCCCCGTTTTGTGTTTGTAAACCTTTGTTTTTAAGTTGGTATGTTAAACCGAAAACAGCATCTTCAGCACTTCGCCAAGCAACGATCGGTTGAATGAATTTAATTAGTGTTTCTTCGTCGGGATTAGCTGTTTGTGTGTTATACACGTTCAGCATATAATTAAAAAACGTAGTTCCTAATATTGGCATAATGCGTAATTGTGCTTGTGTAGCAATATAAGGGGTTACATCAGTTACATCTACGTTAGCCGTAATAGGTGTGTTCGTCTTTAGGTAGTTTTCAGTTATAAAATAAAGCATTACGCTGTTGGTGTTTCAGGTTTAACAATAGGTTTTAACGATGCTAAAGAACGTATTTCATCCGCTGTCATATTTTCTAACACTTTTGCAAGTAACTCGGGATTCAAAGAACTTAATCGTGTAGCTAAAGCTGAAGCATCTTCGTCAACTTCTACTATCGTTTCGTTAATGATTTGAAAGTTATTAATTACTAACTCACCTTTTACTTTAGCAATATGCAATAATTCGTTGAATATATCTTGGACGATTTCTCGTAATGGTTTAACAACGTTCTTTTCGAAGATTACATACGCTTGTTTAATGTCGCTTCCTGAACCTAATGCACCCGTAGTTCTAACACCCATTAAAATAGGGTCAATTGTATGTGAAAAACAAATTTGTTCCGTGTTTAAAGCTGATGCTTCTTGGAATAACTTATCGTTTGAGTTAGTCGGTAAACTTTCAATCTTTGGCATTTGTTCCGCACTATTCGCAAAAAATGCAACTGCTTTCCCTGCGTTTTCAGCACCTTTCAACTTGTCAATGGTTCGTCTTAATACATTCTTTTCTTCTTCGCTTTGTGGTCTTTTAGGGAACATCATAGCAAAAGAAGGGAATACAGCGTTTTGAATGTTTGATTTCGCTAAGTAACTAAGTTCACCACTCAAAAATGCAAAGTTTAACGCACTTGAATACTGCGGTAATGGGTAGTAATCTTGACCGATGCAAGGTAATTCGTATATATAAAGTTGTTCGTATTCATTACTTAACGGGTGATATGGTGTGATTTCAAAAACATCTATTCTTGAAGCCCAATCTTCGCATATAAAGTAGGTTTTCCCGTCTTTAGAACGTCTTAATTTCTCGGGTGATAGGTTTTCTACTTTTGTAAGTTTTCCACGTTCTGAAAAGCACAATTTAAAGTAAACTCTATTATGAATTACTAACTGCTTCGTAACGATCGGTGCAACTTTTTTTAGTTTTATCTTCTTTTCGAATGCGTAAAGTTCTAATTTTTGTTCGTTTGTTAGCTTTTCCGTTTGAATTGTAAACCCACCACCGATAACCGCATTTACTTTGTAATCTACTATCGCTCCGTGTAATGGTGATGAGTAGTACATTTGATTTAATGTTTCGGGATATAAGTTGTCTTGTCCGAATGGAATGTAACCCGCAACTTGATAGCGTCCATTTACATAAGGTAATGCAAGATTTGCACCGCCCACTTTATAAAAAGGTGTGCTAAAACTTTGATAGCCTTCCACGACTTCAATATTTTGTTTTTCACTTTGTCTAAATATATCGTACCAAGCCATAATTTAATCGTATATTGAATTTACAATAGCACCCGAAACAACCATTCGACCTTCTTCGATTACTTCGCCCGTAGTATCTTCGATTGTTATAGGGGGAATAAGTGATTCATAAACCGAATAAGAATATTGACCTTTGCTTAATTCAACATCTACGGGTTCATCCAACAAAAACTGATTAAACCTTTCAGGATATGTAGAAATGTCGGGAGAAGTGAATAAAATAGGTGCGCTTTCGGGATTCATTTCGTTTTGAAACACAAACAAATAATAAGGATTAGTTAACGTGCTAACTTCAGTTAACGTTAAAACTATATTATTTACTTCGTCTTTATTTATGTATATCACAACTATATTAATTTAGTTCGTCTTTTTGTTTAAAAAAAAAGCACCCCGAAGGATGCTCATTTATTATGGAGAAACAGGGATTTAGATAACCGCAGTTACAGCAGCTTCAGTAACTTCATAAGCTAAAAATTCATTTTCAGCAGTTAAAGTTACGGAATACTTAGAACCATCTGCACGAGCCGTTCCCGAACCTTCAGCAGCACCCGTTAATTGCATATATGGGAAGTACCAATATTTTCCATTTGCATCTTGAATGATAACCGCTAAATATTGTTGACCCGCTCCAAGAACTTTAATTGCTTGGGATTTTGATTGGTCACGACGATGGAACATCAACGTAATTGTTTTAGTATAATAAGAAGAACCATTTACAAGGTCGATAGCTGCTTCTTCAGTATACGAACCCGTATTTCTTCTAATTTCGAACTCCGTGAAATCCGTTGGAGTTACTAAAGTAATTGAATCAATCGTCCAAGTTAATGTTGGGTCTAAAGTGATTTCATCTATTTCATCCTGTTGGTTTATCCACACTTTGTAGATACCACCCGAATTGTTGTCACACGACTTTACAATTCCTTCTAATGCTTCACACGACATATTTTTATATTTTTTTTATGTTTTACAAAAAAGGGTGAGGTCATCCCCACCCCTTAAACCTATTTATTAATTATTGATTAGTCAAAACAAGCAGCCCAAACAGCGATTTGCTCAGGGTTTGTATGAAAAAATCCTGCTTTAACATTTGCACGAGTGCGGATGTATGGTTCAGCAACCGTGTCAGTTAAGTTAACTGCTTTCAACGCTTTAGAATCACCTTCAGCATCAAACGCATAAACTAAATCATCTTTTAAAGAAGCTACGATTGTGTTATCCGGCATACCTTCACAAACGATTACTTTAATTCCTAAGTAAGTCATTTGCAATGGAGCAGTAACATAAGTTAATGTGTTACCCGAAGCAGCAGCAAGTTCGTAAGCAGCAGCAACGTTAGAAGAAACACGGATTCTTAAATCTGACTTCTTGAATCGAACTGAAGCAGGTAAACCACCAACAACTGAATTCAATGTAGTAAGTACGTTACCGCTGTTTACAGCACCACCATTTGAATAAGCTAAGTTAGCACCATCAGCACAAAGTTTTTTCAAGTGACCATCACAAAGCTCCAAAAGCGGGTTTTCGCTTGTTGTGTCACCTTGCCATCTAATCAATTCGATATCTTCTTCGATTTGCTTAGCCATTATACCCCAATAGTAGTTCATAAAAGAAGCTACGGTAAAATCACCGTTAGAACCTTGTGTCATTTGCAAAGCAACAAAAGACTGCTCTAAATCGAATTGACAAATTTGTGCCATTGCCGAAAACGCACAAACATCGATTTCAATAGCATCCAAAGTATCTGTAGGAGCATTGAAGTTACAAGTAGATGCTTGTAAGATTGAACCGAAAGCAACGTTAGCCAATTTAGTTTTTGACTTAATGCCCGGCAATGCACGATAAGAATCAGCAACGTCAGCAGTTAAATAAGCACGAGAATAGAACTCGTTAGGGTTTGGACAAAGTAAAGCATTGTTTTCAATGTCAAGATCGAATTTTAATTTTCTTTCCATTTTTGTTTTTATTTGATTTTTAGTTATTACTTAATTTATTTAATGCGCTGAATTTTTCAGCAATACTCATTTTTACTTCAGACTTCATTTCGATTTCGTCTTCCGCTCGTTCTGCTAACATTTCTTCCATTTGGGTTCTTAAGTCAGCAATGATTTTTAAAAGGTTGTTAACTTGTTCTTCAAGTACAGGAGCAACGATTGCCAAAACTGCTTCCGCATCCGTAGCAACGTCAACCGCCATTTCTTCTTCTTTAACAACTTCTTCAAGTTCTTCAGGTGCGGGTTGTTCGTCAATTGGTTCAGTTTCGGTAGTTACTTCTTCTTCGACTACTGAATCTTCCATCGCAACCTCTTCTTTGGGTGCATCCTTAATCTCGATAATCTCACCGCCTTTTACAACGTAGATTTTACCTTCGATTAGGTGTTCGCCATCGGGTAATTTGTTCATATTATATGTGTTTATTTGATTACTTAATTTAAGACCTAAAAACCCTTCAATAGAAAACCCAACTTGTTCGGCTTTTACTAACTCATTGTAGTAATCTTTATCCGTAACTTGCGCTGTTATCATTAACGTGCCTTTAGGAACTTCAATTCCAAACGTGCTAAACGCTTTATCTTGTTTTGGGTTATCTACTATCCACGATTCTAAAATGTATGCGGGAACTTTTTGCTCTTGGTCGTGTTCTAAATTAAAGATATCACGATTCTTTAAATCTTGCATAAACTTAGCGTGGATTTGCTCGATTGTTTCCGCTGTAAATTGTACGTAATATTCGCCCGTTTCGTCATCCCTTCTATAAATTTCCATTGGAATCATAGCGGGTGCAGTCACACGATATTTTAAATCGTCTGCAAATAACAATTTTACATCTTGACTAAATGCCATTCCTTTAACCTTTATTGCCGGGTTAGAAGTAAACGCAATTTGTTCGATTCCTAAATCTTCTCCGTCCGAATATTCGGGGTCAATCGTGATTTTGTATATAGGTAAATCCTTTGTCATCTCACTATATTAAATTTTATTTATATTTGTTCAAAAATTATAAAGATGATTGAAGTACTTGGGCGCAATATTGCCAATAAAATGAATGAAATAACTATCGAAGAATTCGAAAAGATTTCTAACATTCATAATAACACGGAACTCGATAACATCGAAAAACAAATCAAAGTTTTTGAAGTAGTCGGAATCGAAGAAGATGAATGGGATGATTTTAAATACTTCGTTGAAAAAACAAAAGAATTCAACACCGACAATTACGAACCTAAAGACCCTATCGGTGAAATAGAAATAGACGGTTTCTTGTATAAAGCCGAATTAAAACTTTCAGTAAAAGATACGAAGCTAATCGAGAAAATGATTACTAAAGAAAATAAACATTCCGTGTCTGACATTATGGCTTTAATGTTTAAAAGAACCGATTTAAGTAACACGGAACACTACGATAGCGCACACCTAAAACACAAATCTAAACTATTTAGAACACAAGTCGCTGAAATAGCAATCCCTTATCTTAATTATGTCACAAACACAATCTCTGAACACGCTAAAAAGCAAGCTGCCGAAAGCGTGGAATCAAATAACGATTGAAACATTTATAGAACTAAAGACCCTATCGGATGAAGAAGGGGTTTTTAACTATCAAATAGATGTTCTTTGCACGTTGTTAGATTGTTATCCTGAAGATATTGACGAATTAGGTATCGAT